CCATTCATCGAAACCTTTCGGCCAAAGCCGTCGTATGGCAGATACGTTTCGATGGCGTTAAACGGCGACAATGGGTCCAAATCTGCCGGGTCGTTGTTTGCTCTGAATAGACGGTATTCCGACCATGATGGCGTGGGGCACGTTGATGCGGTATCGAACGATGCTGTAAATAACGCTGCGTATCCCTTTCCATTGGTCTTCCGACATCCAACGATTATTCGGTCGTCACTGACTTCCAGCGACGATCCAAAGAAGTCCTCAGTCGATCCAACGGACGCGGATAACACGGTTTCCAACACCCAACTGCAATCGCTGGAAATCGTCGATCCGCTTCCCATCAGAAACTCGGGCGCAGTAGCCTCACCAACAACGGTTATTCCATCTTCCGTGATGACCCGTTCGTACAAATCATGTTCGGACGTGACGTAGTTCCAAAATGACGCCGTTGCGATAGTACTGCAATTGTCGTATCCCGGCATCTTGTTTGGATAAATCTTACGCCTGAACACATACACCGATCCACGATTTCCATCTACTCCAGGAGCACCAACGGCCATCAAGTCACCATCAACGCTGACCGCTTCACCGAACCGGGCATTTGATCCCGATCCCTCAAGAATTGATACGAGTCCCCAGTTATCTGCGCCTCCTTTATATTTGTCATAAACATAAACAAAGCCGGAATGCGGAGAACATGAGACGGCGTGATCTCCGTTCGGAGCGCCAATCACGAGCGAATCGTCACGTATGGAAATAGCGGAACCAAATTCATCGGCAAGCGTGCTATCAGGACAACTTCCGCTTATGTCGATGAATGGAAAACATCCATCTTCGTTTTGTATGAGCAGACTATTATCGGACCCAAACTCTTGGGCGAAACCGTTCTGCGTAAATGGTGAGATGATCTTTTTGACAAACCGATGCGACCCAACATTGGTATCATACTTAAACAGCTGTACGTGTCCAGTACGACTTTCGGCGAAACTTGACGAGTCCATCGGAGCGCCTGCCACAATGTACTTATACCACGCCGATACGGAATATCCAAATCGCTCATTTTCAGGCTGATAATAGTCCCGATCAGTTGAGGTGTCATACTTCCACGAATTTTCGTCCGGTACATAAGTGACTATACTTCCGGAATTCTTCAGCTCAACAGCCTCAGCGAAAGATACGGTCACACTTCCGTACCAGAACTGACCTGATCCCGTATCCCAAAATGACTTGCTTTCCAAATTTCGAATTGGCCGCAATTGCGTGGTAAATGGAAATTGACTTCCTGACAAGATGAGATTTGTTGCTCGGTCGTCCGTAAGAATGTATGGTTCATGGAGATTTGAGTTATCGATGATACGAACACTTCCAGGTCGAATTTTCTCTCCCCAGCACATGTTGTTTATTCGAGCAACAACCACTCTATCATGTATTACACGAACTCCCGACTTTCCCGTGATAGGATCGTGGTCCAATTGTTCTACACCAAAAAGATTAAATAGATTGTTCGGATCTCGATAAAACATCGCATCCGTAACCGAATGCACGATACGTTTGTATTCGCCATTTGGATTGATCGGCTCTCGATTGGGATCGTAATAAGCACTTCCCGCGTCGTAAAAGATGCCCGAACAACTGACACCTTCCACAATCGTCATTTTTCCAGTATAGTATGTGGATTCTCCAAAACTATTGGTAGCATTCAGATCGATGCTCTGAATTTCCCAATTTTTGAACGTTTGGAATGGACGTACCGTGATGTCGCTATTGGCGAGTTGTTTGATCATCGCCCTATAAATATACGACGGTTAGTATTTTGGAAGATTGCCGATGCCTACGGCAACACGTCTTCACGAACTGATCTATAATTGATCAAAAATCGAGCCGAATTCGTATAAGGCACTCGTTTCCGAAATCCTTGAGAATCGGCTGACTCAGTTTGGCCACAGCCACCAGATCGTTGTTGCTGTTGTAGAGGCCGACGGTGGTGATATACACCTTTGGATCGGTTGAGAAACTGGAGAACCGAAGATTTCCAGCGTTAATCGGATCTTCATCGGACGATACAACGAATGATGGATTGTTCGAGTAATTAAAGGTTTGATTCTTGACCCGAACGAAATAGTGTCTCGATGGAACATACTCGGTAACACGTGCCGTTATAGACGCATTGCTACTTGGGGAAATCGAGGAATAAAACCGACGGTGCATCATCGCGAAGTCGCTGATCGCAGCTGCCGGCGTACCGAGCGGCTGACCCATAGGCGAGTTTCCGACTATTTGCTGCAGAACATTTGGATTAAAGATAATGATACCGAGATCGGGATAAACCGAACCGATTCCCTTATATACGTCACCTGGACCAATTTGGCCGGACGATAAGCTGCCACTCAGCAGATTGAACCGCTTCCCGCCGGTGGCTGTCAAAACATCAGTGTTGTATCGAGAATCGTCGATGAATGTGAAGTTGCCATTTGCTCCAGTAAGCCGAATTTCGAACTGGCCCTGATCGAGTTTGTCCTTCACTTTCGCTGAAGAGAAGTTGATAACATAGATGTCGGGCGAGTCGATCAACGTATTTACCGTAGTCGAACCTGATAGGAATGTAAACAACTGATCTCCGGGAGTCAGTAGGAGATTTCGGTATTGACTATAAATGGCTTGGGTCGGCTTTATCAAGCTTCCCGTGTTACCATCCAAATCAAATGCGGACGATCCCGAACCCGCGGTGTGACCATATGTTACCGATGCATACACTTCCGCGGTTAGTGACGTATTTGGATCGGTATCATACACGTCGAGATAGTACAATCCGTTGAGTGGTGCAAACGGCGTTGAGCCGGTTGATTGGGACTGTAAGCTTGACGTATACAAATGTGTCTGATGCGGTTCCCCGCCGCCGAACATTCCGGTTGATACCGCCTGAACTCGGCCGGCTACAATGTCAGTACTATCAAATGTTTGGAAAATCATGATCGTTGGTTATTTTACCGTAACAGTTACCGGTATAGAAATAGCTCCACCCGATTCGTTTCCGACGACGGTCAAACGTGTTGTGGTTGTCTGTGTCAGTGAGGCATTTGGGACAAATCGGAATCGAAGACCCAGCGATACCTGAGCGGTCGTTGATGAGACATCGCCGATAAACGTTGGAATCGTTGCGGTTGTGGCAGACTGGAGTTGTTCGCCGATGATCGTTCCAACATTCTTATTCGCCAAGATTGCGGTGTATCCAAGCGTTGCATTATACGTTGGATTGGTTGATGGTACAATTACGACCTCGCCCTTGTAATCCTTATCAACGTTGATTGATGATTGACCGAGAGAGATAACGGGGATCGACGTTACTCCAGCGGGGAGAGTAACCAATTTATACTTGAGAACCTGCGTTTCATCGGTAAATGCTTCGAGAACGGGGATATTTCGGATGGCCAGATCATAGTACGCCGAACCCTGCGGATGGTTAGGTTGGTAAAGACGGTAATCTATCTCATCATCGGACAACGCGAAGGACGTAATATTCAGTCCGCCCTGTGCAGCCAAAAGTTCGCGACCCTTCTTGGTTAGAACTGCGTTCACCGTTATGACTTCGTTGTTAGTATATGCACACATATGTTATGCTCCGTTACGCTTCAAAAGTTTAGTCTTCAGCACCGAGGACGTGGCCGGTTGTCTTTTATTGATCACGCTCAATAAATATGAGTCCATGGTGATTTTAGCGTCCATTTTTGGAATTTTGTTCTTACCGTCATACGATGAATTCTATAATATCAATCAAATCACGATGTCTTTGTAATAACTACTGGAGGACTATTATCCAAGAGACCATCTTCTTGGACGGTTGTTTTTTGTGTCTGCAATCCTTTTCGAAAATACGTCGATGTTGATGGAACATAAACGGTCGACCGGGAGAACATTGGTTTTTTGTACCGATAGTGCGTACGATAATATCCGTTTAGTGGTCTGGAACCAGGCGGTATGTTTTGTAATGAGATTGCCAACCGATACGTGTACGACGAGTCGTCAATTGTGGAAAACAAATCGCCATGAGCGTTTGTACGGAACACGTCAAAAACGGTAACGGATCGATCCGTTGTGTAGAATGCGCATTGCATCGGCGAAGACGTATCCAATATTATCTGACCAATGAACATTTTCGACGTGAAGTTATACGAACCGCTCAAATGAACAATCGCTGGAGCTGAAATAGTCCCTGTAACACCAATGTTATCCACGATCTGACCAGCCAAACTTCCCGACAAAACATTTTGGGAACTGCGAATTACGCCATTTATTGATAATGGCGGCAGTGACGTTTGTAATGTTGTATCATAGACGTACGTTGAGTTTCCAATGAACATTCCAGGCGCTCCCCAGATGTCCGATCCACCTTGGAACGTGATTGATCCAGAAAAACTAAACTCGGTACGCTGACTCTGAACGTTCACGTCATAACTCTGTAACACCATGTTTGGAGCTATCGGATACTGATAAAGCAGTGGAAATCTGGACAAATTGACGGATTCGAAACTTTTTGATACTATCTGATACCGACCATTATCGGCATTGATCATATCATACGCCGAGATTTCCGAGAGGGGCTTTCGTTTATCGGATGCCACGATCATTTTTCGCATAATCGGAACAATGTCGGCTCTCCAATAATCGTCATTATAATAGGAGATTCCGTTGTCGGCATAAATTCCGAATCCATACGGATCAAGTTGATCTGAATAAAATGCCCGATTAAAGTCATCGTATAGCGCCCGGCCGGTGGTCTTGATATCCAACGACTGCGATAGCCGTGGAAATGCCGAGGAACCAGACAACCGACCATCGGTCATAACAATTCGAGCCGATAGGTTTCGATGCAACTCAACCGATCCGGTTTTCTGTTGTATCTTTGGCCGTTCGAGCATCGTCGGCTCAACCATGATACCACTGATGAGTTTTGCTCTCGCAGGAACCAGATTTTTGATATATTTGAACAGCGATTTATCAAAATATGTACGGGCCAAGTTCAGAAACGTTGCGTAATCTATCTGTCCACCTCCCTGATCAAAGTACAGCCGACGGAACTGCTCAAAGTTCTTGTATGCATTTGCATAGACGTCTTGCGGACTTCCAATCAGATCGCCGAAATCGAATGCACCAAAGAACTTCAGTATGTCGGTGTTTATCTGATCCGTTGGAGAAATGAATACGCCAAGTTTATTTGTATCGACGGTTCCATCTTCAGCGGCCGTCATCGTTGACCGCTCGTTGGGTGACAAGCTACTTATCAGTACTTGATGCTTCTCAACAACCTTGTTACTCTTGAATTTATTGGAACCGAAGTTTGGAAGACTTACATACTGATGCGTATCATACGTTTCGAACTGATATGGAAAGCCGGAGCGGCAGGTTGCGGATGTACATTCAGTGTCATAACTAACGGAACTTGTAGATTGCGGAAAGTTTACAGCTGAAAACGTCGGAAACGTGTTCCGATTGGCCATATTCTCAACAGAAACAATACTACCGGTCGAAAATAATTCTACTGGATACGTGAATGATTCCCGTACGAGGATTTTGTCTATCACTTCATCCGGACCAGAACCATCGTACGCGCCATGGTAGGACGCATGATTACTGAATCTATCCATTCCGATTGGCGTCTCCCAGAATTTGATTTCGTCCAATGTACCATAGAACGCCTCGGGATCGATGTTCAGCGACATCGTAGCCTGCTGATAGTTTCCAAAATACACGGCCGATCCGCTCCGCCATTGAGAATTGAAACTTCCACTCAACAGAACGCTCGAAGATGCGGTATATGTAGATCGGGCATCATCATTGCGTTGAACCGTAAGATCATAAACCCGCGGATATAGATCGGTGACAGCCACACTTGACGACGGATCGATTAGGAAATCTGGATGAACGTCGAGGCGCCGAAGCATCACCGAGAATGTATCACCAGTGAATACCGGCGCCCGAGGTGTTGTTGCGGTAATTACGTTTCCGTCAGCGTCTCGAATACTGAAGAACATCTGTCCCCAATCATCACCTCTCTCACGGACGCATCCAATCACCCAATTGTCAGATCCATTCACAAGACGGAACACGTTTCCATCCGCACTAATACGTGATGGATTGAATGAGAAGTTAAACTCGACGGTTCGCACACTTCCAGTCCACGGTAATTCCAGATACTCGCCAGCTCCTCGGAACGTGACGGCGTACTTCGTTTCATCAAAGATGTATAATGCATCTTGCTCAGCATTTGGATCGAGTTGTATCCCACCGTACTCTTTTATTTGTAGGAGATTTTTGGGAATACCGTAGCAGTTGATCAACGCGAAGACCGAGGCCGCAGTTCCCTTGGTCTTTAGAATGTACGGTAGGTTATTTAGAATACGTTTCCAAATCGTCTTATTGCGGTCATCTTCAGACATGGTTCCAACAAGGTTCCATAGGCTGGAACTAACTTCGAAGTCCGACTTCGAAAACGATGATAGCATCAACGGCAGGTTTTCTCGGCCAATCTCAGGTTCCCAACCCAACGATTCTAGCATATAGTAAACAACATCCTTCGAAACTCCATTTGTATCGGAATTTGTCGAATTGTTCTTTTGCGTGAACTGATCGATATATCCCCCCAGATCATCAAAAAAGTGGCCGATCATATCGACGAACGTCAAATACTCGGAATTCTGATCATTCTCCCGAATGAATGCTGGAACGTTGTTAACCAAACTGGACAGATTATCATGATCGTACAATGACGCTGAACTCATTCCACTGAACAGCTTCGTATGGGCTTCATACCACGTTGGATTGTTGTATAGAAACAACTCATATCCATCCATTGATGATTCGATCTCATCAAATCGTTGGTTTAGGGCGGTTAGTTCATTCTGATACGATTCATCGGTTGGATTGATTCCCAACTTTACGTTAAGATCATTGATGCTTGATTCGATTCCTTGTATCTCGGAAAGTTTCCGTGAGAATATGTACAACCGATTATCAGCCGATGAGAACCGTATGAAGTTTTCGAAATATCTGTAATCGATATTTAGAGCCGTTGATAGACTCGACTTGGAAACCATTTTCGAGTAAATCTCATCGTACAAACTGCCTGTCGCTGAAATCATCGTCTCCATCGACATATCCGACGTTCCATTTCCAACGTTCTCAATTTGCGTCAAGAAATTAGGTCCGGCAAGTTGTACCGTTTTGATGTCCGACTGCTCGTATAGATAAACGTTCTGAATGACGGTGTCACTTGGCATCAAGTTGGCGATCCACAACTTTGCGCCGACCATAACGGTCTTTGGAACCGGATCACAAAACTTCAAACGCAATAGATTATGTCCGGCGCCGTCCGTACGAGAACTGCGGGCGTAGTTCAGTATCGGTATTGATACTCCGGTTGTAAATCTAGCCTCGTTCTTCAGCGGTCCATTAAAATACTGATCCCAGGTCGACTCAAGATTGTCGATGACAGGCAAGAACGTAATGTCATACAAAATACGTCCAAAGAACCGAACGATGCTATCGTAATACGTTGGCCGTTGATTTGTAATTTGATTCAGTTCCTTATCGAGAATATACGAAACCAACGAGTAATAGAAATCTCTGAGTTCAGAGAATGATGTAATAGACTCATAGTTCTCAAATAACGTGTTCTTAAACTGATCGAAGATTCCGTAAATGTCATGAGAACTCAACTGACCATTGTTACGAATTGACGACTTGCGAACGCTGTAGTAGATATCGGTTACAAAACTGATCACATCGACGTCCGACTTAAATGCGTAGTAGAATTTTGCAAGCTCGGCGGACCCGCTGTCTAATGCATATGCCTTGTAGTAAGAATCGTACAATGACGGGTTCTCTATTTCGGAGAGCAACGGCTGAACAATCTGCTTTGTCAGAAAATTCTGTTCCGTGAATGAATTAAATGACCGATTCACTTCCACGTCCAGTGGATCAGTGGATGTTGGCAACGGCATTGGCGATACCGAAATCTCGGTTCCTGATGGCGATACTTCCCGAACCATTAGCATCCGATCCGAATCAAATGGTGAAGAAACCTGATACCGAACGGCTTCCAACCCCAGTTTATAGACGCCCTGCGAAAACCCCAAATCGGACAGCATCTTCGCCGCATCAATAAACAAACTTTGAGTCGTACTACCTACTATCGCGAAGTCGGTCTGAAACGTCTGGTAATTATACGAGTGACCATGATTATTTACGTCGATGTACGACCGAGTGAATGGCGTGTAATTCAGGCTGGATGTGATGTACGATGACACCAACTCGGAACCGTCAGCCGACATCACGGTCAATTCTATCGCATCGTTTTCGGATTGTCCAAACGGAAAGTTACTGACCGTCGTTCCATCCAAATATGATAAATCGTCCTCGGTGTATTTGTAACCATACGCCAGCGATTCCGTCGTGGAATCGGAAATGAACTTGTAGTTGTCTATTTGCATCAGGTTAGTTCCGTGAAGTTGGCGTCAAATTTTACCCGCACCTTTTCCGTGTCAAATGACAACCGTGACAATGGCATCGTGAAACTGGATGAGTAGATTGACACATCGGCTTTATCTATTAGCTCATTGTATCCGGAATCAAACCGCAGTGGTGACGATCCAGATCGTACAAGTTCTCCAATCTCGGAATTTGGATACTTTGAGAGATATGGGTTTGGTGTCATCTGGAAATCTTAAAGATCAATGGAGATGTGAATGTGTTTATCGACCCACTTTGCGCACTACGAATCTCGATTCGATAATACCGTTCTTGTGGAAGACCTGCTGTATCCAACGTAAAGTAGTTGCCGCGGCTATCACAGCTAAGTCGGGTGTATTTATCATACGGTACAATGACCATCTCCGTCTCGGCATCACGAATGGAGTAGAAACTCTCATACGGTAGATATTGTGGCTCGACGTAGTCCGACAGCCGATTGGTAAATGTTTTCTGTGGATATCGTTTTCGTCCGAAGACATCGACTCGGACGATCTCGCCCGATTGATACGTCCGTTGGAGCCTTGACAAACTGACGACCGCATCCTGTGTATTAAGCGGGTCCAAACTTCCCGTTCCGGATAAACTTTCAGTGTCAAATACCGAGTTATCCCAGGCCACATCCAAATACGGCTGATAAATAGTGTTCGTCTCTTTGGAGAAGAATCGAAGTTTTCCATAATCACACGTACCCGTCTCTCCGCTATGAAGGAGAATGAGCCCATTGTTTGGAATCGATCCCGACATCCACGCGGAAACGATGTCGGTCACGTCAATTCGAAGGTCCGATGATTGATAGTTAAACAACTGCTGGGCCATCAGAGATCCAGTTGGAACCCAGTTTGATCCAGATTGCATCGATCCAGAATCGGAAAACCACACGCCACCACCACTACAATCGAGCAGGGACGATGTTGGCCACCACTTCGTCGTAAAACCATCCGAAAACTTCCAATTGACTCCATCCGACTCGACGCGGCCGTCAAACTTGTATCCCGTTCCCATTACCCATGGCATTGCCACAGGATAGGCGACAATTCCGTATCCAAGTGGAACCTCGTCCGCTTGCGAACACCGAAGGTTGAGTGCGAAAGTTGGTGACGGTAGTGTTCCATCGGAAATAGATGCCGAAATGTCTGAAATGTCAAACTGAATCAACGTTCTGGAAACTACTGAACCGCTAGTTCCACTGCAACTTTTTGGCTGAATCGTCTTCTCCACCTCAACAACTTCATCCAAGCCAGTATTTTTCAGCATCAAATTTGGCTGATTGGTGATAAAAGCGTCTTTACTCGGATAAAGAAAGTAGTGCATATTTGATCGGTCTCACCATAAATATACGACTCACCCTAAAATCGTCCAATGTATATATATGCTCAAAGCACTCGGCCGACAATATCTTTTGTTGGAAACCTAACCTCGAACACGCTTGGATCAATCGATGGATACACGATGTCATTTACCGTCGCGGCCGTTATGTTGTATTCGTTCTTGGAATAATCGCCATCTCGGACGGTCAAGTTCTTGACGGTCAGTTCCGTCACCGATTGCACTCCATCTACCTTCGCAATTTCCAATCGAAGGCGGCTAAGGTTGATTGGCTGCGCAAATTGCATGTTGTCCGTACTCAAAAACGTACGAGCCACAGACAGGCAGTTTGTTAGTACGTCTCGTTTGTTGTAGTTTTTATACGCAATCACCGTGAAATTCAGACCGATATTGATAACATACCCATCGATAATATTCACGCCGTCAGTGAGTAACCGATACTCGTTGAGGTAGTTCCGTAGGTTATAAACTAGCGCGGGGTTGATTGGCATCATTCGTCCTTCCGCGTCACGACCCAAAACGTATATATTGATTGCGTATGGATTTGATTGAGTATTTGTTGATAAAATCGTATCCGTCGTTGCGTAAGCCTTGGCAATTGTACCAAACTTTGATGGCATCGCGTATGTTCGAACCACATAATCTTGCCGAGTAACAGCTCGATTTTGAGCGGAGAAGTTGGCACGAGAATTGGCCTTGATCTCGTCATTGGTCTCTGGCCCACGGCCACCCGTTGTCGCAACTGGGTTATTGACCTTAAGCGAATCTCTGATAAGCTTTGTAACACTTCGATCATTCTCTGAAAGTTCCGTCAGATCTCCGAAATACTCGGCCGATACAACATTTTTTATAGTATCCGAATTGACATTACTATCAACACCACCTCCAACGATATACCGTATCGTCAATGTAGTATTGCTAGGAGCCTGTCCATATGAAGAGTTGCCTAGAAAATTTGCCGGATCATAAGATACATTGTTAGCAGTCGATGTCTTATTGACCGTTTCCGCACTGGTCAGAACGATTGCATCTCCCTGCACGTTTGTTCCAGAACCAAACTCCAAAATGGTCAGATTATCCGCCGTTACCGATGTCGTGAATCGTCTCGCCGTGCGAAGGAACTTGAGTAAAAATGGAACCGAGTCACGATATTGCGACATTGTGGTGTCGTTCTTTACTATATTTTCCGTCTGAACAGGAACAAGGTCTTGTGCCATGTAATCAGATTCGTACCAACGATTGCTATCGCTATCATAGACATCCAAGACGTTGATAACATTGTTATCGTCCAGTGTAATACTAAAGAACGATGATGGAGATCCGACCGTAACGGTCTTTGTTATAATTGTTCCCGATGAAATTGGAACGTTTTTCTTTAGTACGTAAAACTCGGGATGGCCGCTCTCATCACGTTGATACACCGAAACCTCAGTCGGATCGGATGTGGTATCTACCGAAAAATCAACCGGTTCATTTGTGACAAAGTTCACGTTTCCATCCGACGAAACAACCATATTATCCTTGATGACCTGCGCATACCGCATGTCAGCTGAAAACGTTCCATCTCCATTCTGTATCGATGGAATAAGTTGATACACGTCCAATGTACCAACTGATGCGCCGGTCGTCTTCGGCTTATATCCCATTCCCTTCGCGAGATCGATGATGTTCTTTCGCTCCTCCGCCGATATTAGAAGCGACTCCTTAAATTGATAATCGATGTAATATGATAAAACATCACCGACATATGCGGCCTGTTCGATGTACATCATACCAACGGATGAATCACTAAAATCCTTATAGGTACTCGGATAATACGTCTTGGCAAACTCCAGCAACGACGACTTGAGTCCTGCAAAGTCCTTACCCAAATATCGGATATCTTTCTGACCAGGTTGGAAGGATTTTTGAGTTTCGGTTGTCATAGAATTTGCTGATCAATGGAGAAATCCACCGACTGGGCCTGCGTTATTCCCAGGCTATCAATAGTGAACATAACCGTGATGTGTACCGTATAAATATCCTGAAGTTCCGTTCTTATATCAGTAGTGACCGATTGGATGGTTAGATATGGCATCCACATCTGTATATCACGCCGAATGGTGCTATCAACGATCTGCGGAAGCCCCTCATTGCTAAACTCAAATACGAGTTTATGTAAATCGGAACCAAATTCAGTGTTCATTCGGCGCTCGCCTTTGACGGTCAGAAGAAGGTTTATCAGATTGCTCTTGATCTGATCCAAAACCGTGTATGTTTGGTCAAAGTATCCGCCAGCTCCATGCTTGATGGGTATTGATATGCCGAACGGTTGCCTTGGAATAGTTACAGCCATTGATTAGGGTTCCTGATCAAAACTCACCGGCCCCGCAGCCTGAAAATTTAGCGGGCCACCACGTGCGGAACTTGCCTTTTTATCAACGGTTTTGAGCAACTGACGATAGTCTCGGTTCAGTGCGTTGGCTACACCCGACAATGCGGAGTTTTCAGCTATCGCAGATTGCGGAATAGATATTCCAGCCGGAATGGAATCTTCAGATGGAACGCCGCCAACGGTTTCGTTGAGAATGGCGTTAAGTGTCGGATTGTTCGAGTACTTCTTCGGCGACTGCGCAGCCTTCGATTTGGGCGTAGCAATACGTGCAGATGGCTGCCGCAATTGACTCTCCGACACAACTGATTGCGAAGTTCCCGATTTCTCGGAGAGAATCTCAATTAGAATCGTCGGCAGCTGTGTGCGAACTTCTTCCTGAACAATCGTTCGAATGGAGTCGAATAGTTCCGTTTTTGTCATATATACATATTCCTTCTATAATTATCAAGTAATCACAATTTATATCGTAAAGCTGGTTGGAATTTTATTCTCCGAGGATGGCATCGCCGAAGTAACGGCGCTGGTCGCTGAAGTTTTCGATTCACTTACGGTATCGCTTACCATTGACGTAATATTTGATGTTGATGGCATGGCCGGAACCGATGGTATAGACATTCCGGTCAAGGACGCCAACGCCGGTTTCATATCCCCAATAATACTTTTCACATTGACCGAACCAATTGGAGACGAGTTAAGACCGCTTAACCCCAATTTAGGTTCAGGTAAGGCTCCACGTGTAAGCGACTTCGTAGATGGAATTGATGATGCGGCTGACGTTACCAGTGAAGGTGCTTTTACCGATGGTACCGACGACTTTATCGTTGAGGATGCGGTGGATGTAGCCAACTCTGCACTTGGAATACTGGGAGCTTTGACGTTCGGAATTGATGCGGTCAGACTCATTTTTTCAGTTCGCCTCCGGGTTGTCCAGTGGCCGCTCCTCCACCAACGAGATACACCCGCTGGCTCATGTTCTTCGGCGCAACGTTTTGCAAATCTTTGACCTGCTTCTTCAACGTCTTCATTGCAGCGACGTGGGTTTTCATCTTCGATACCCAATCCGACTTCGGAGCCAATGTCGGGTCTTTCTTCGTCTCGTGTTCATGTTTGGCCAACCATTCCTCACACAACTCGATCTGCCAATCGCACTGATTGGAAAGCCATTCGCATAAAGCCATCAGCCAGTCGGTGGTTGTTCTACCCAATAGAGCTGGCTCCCCCATCTGATTTGCTTCGCCAAGAAAAATCAGCGGTGAGTTGATTGTCGTTGGTCCATTTGTCGTGAAAACGATCTGCTCATGTGCATCTACCGTATATTCAGCGTCAGTCACGACCGCGAACCGCTTTTTTGCATACTG